ATTGCTTTGTAGACCTTGATTTAATTCAGTAAGTCTCTGTGTGTCTTCTTGGAGAGTTTTTATGGATGCCTCTGCAGTCTGAACTGCAACTTCCATCTTTGCAACGTTAGCACGGGCGGTCTCCAAGTCTGATTGGAGTTGAGTTACATATAGGTAACCAACCCCGCCCGTAGCAAGTACTACAATTACTGCAGCGATTTTAATTGATGCAAACATAACATGAAGACGACTTATTCGTCGTCATCTTCCTCGTCATCGTCGTCATCTTTTTTCTTTTTGACTTGATCTTCGTCTTCGTCATCCTCGACTTCATCTTCATCTTCGTCTTCTTTGACTTTGGCTTCTGCCATGTCTTCGTACTTAGATGTTAGAGCGGCATGAACACGTCCTGCGATCTCTTCGTCAAAAGCTTTCTTCATTTGCACTGGTTCGTTGGCCAGCGCAGACTTAATGATATCTTCTACAGACATGATTATCTCCTATTATATTTTCTTAAATTACGGTTTCAACGTTGTATTTATAAATTTACGGAACGCTTTTTGATTTTCTTTCTTCCGTTTACGCAAAGCACGTCTTCCAATGCCAGGTTCTCCATCAGGACCAACCCCGATACCTGCAATGTTTCCGCCACCTGCATTGTTCGCAGGTTCCTCTGATAAACGTTTCTTATGTCGTTTGTATCTTGGTAGAGACATTTCTTTCTCTACATCTACTATGGCAGTAACAAACATTTGTAACAGTTCCATAGCATAGTCATAACCTTCGTAGTTTCCCATCTTAAGGAACCTAGTAGCGGCAACATGATCTTTCTCAACCTTCTTTTTAAGAGTGTTGAGTGGCATACGACCATAACCCTGAATAAGAACTTCAGGGTTTGCAAACTCTTTTGCGGTTTCTGGTTTTTTAAAGATAGTACCTTTTGGCATGATTATACGTCCACTGTTAACGAGAAAGTAACTGATGTTGCGCCTGGAGTGATGCCTCTATTACGGAAATAGGTGTCGAAGTCAGAGAACCGAATAGTCCCTGATGTAGGGATGCCAGGACCGGCACCATAATATTCACTAATTGCATCAGGCCGACCTCCACCAAAGTAGTTGGAGATGAATTCCATTCCAATTGCCATTACGAATCTCCTTCACTTAAATCTCCCTGATGACCCAAGATATGATTTAGTTCATTCTCAAATTTCAAAAGCGCTGGCTCTATTATATCATCATCCATATCCTCTGTCAAGAGGGAATCTTCAGAAAAATGATTATATTCTTTAATAAGAAACAATGCCGCTGCGTATGATGCAAACCTTGTAGACCCACCAGGCACTTTTGCAAGAACCTTTTTAAGATTGAGGATCATAAGATCAAATATACCAAACGCTTGTCGTTGCGCACGTTTAGTGAAAGCTTTTCGTTTGATAAGAATATTACCCTTGTCGTCAATAATTCCAAGCTTATTCGCTTCCCACTTCTCGAAAGGAGTGACAAGTTTACGAATGAAATTGTATACTAGAAACAGATCTACGACCATGTTTATATTCCTTTAAGTACTAGAGATATTTGTTCGTCTGATACTATACTATCTCTATGTATAGATAACCCCTCATAGACTATGAGTTCAGGCATATAATTTAGGTATTCACAAAATGGTTTCAAGTACTCATGGTACTCTGGCAATTTCATGAACAACATTTGGGTTCCATTTCCACCAAATACATTGTATATGATGATCATATGATTCAGAATCAACCTTTCTTTTAGTTGGCTTTCCAATCTATAACGACCAAAGAGTTTTCTTAAGTATTGAAAACGCTTTATGTCTTCCTCAAATTCGGACATATCCGAACAGTGAGGGTTGTCATAGTTTTTCATAGCGTACATCAAAAAAGTTGATTCTGTCAATATCATAATTTATTATTCAGTTCTTAGCTATCCGCAACTTTTGGATCTTCGTCTACTGTATCACCTGTTATACCCAAGTCACCTGCGTCTGCCGCAGTTACTTTCATTGCAATGAGTGATTCTGTCTTATGACGAGTGTTTCCATTTGCGTCTGTATAGGTGTGATACAAGTTCCAGCCTGGAGTCTTAAGACCCTTTGCTCTGTTTGATGCAACACCTGCTTCAGTTGTGTCAACAAAGACGGCATTGTCTTTGTCATGTGATTTGTTAGGCTGTGCAGCCTCTGTTGAAAGATACTTAGGTGCGTCTGCCAGTGTATCTGTTTTTCCCCATTGTGCCATTATTCTTCTCCTGTGCTTTCGAATTCTTTATCGACAATTTTAGAAATTAGTTGTGATTTATCCATGTTCTTTGCTTTATCTATGTCATCGTCTCCGTAATGCTTTTGATAAAGTTTCATCAATTCCACTGGCGCTAATGTTTTAAGTTCATTATATCTATTTGCGACCTCATCAGATTTCTCTTCATTCTTGGATGATTCACCAAGACGTTTACTGAGAGATCTTTTAAACTTCATTTTGAAAGAAGACTCTGTGAACTGTACAAGTGCAGAAACTGTAGCTTGTGTCTTAGGATCAAGAACCATCATACGTTCTTTACCCTTGGTAGAGTTCTTATAGTCTTTGTGAACCTTACGGAAGTCTTTCTTAGAGATGTGAACTTTACCGTTCTTGTACTCATAGTTTTTCTTCTCTTCGATACCAGAGTCGTGATATCCCTTGCCATCGCAATGATCACATCCTTCGCCATCGCACTGAGGACACTCAGTCTTTTCTTCCATGCAAGAACCTTCGTGGACTTTACCACAGGACTCACATATCTTAGAGGCTTCTTCTAGTTCTTCTTTCTTCAACAACTTCATTGCAACGTTTGCAAGTTGAGTTGCTTTCATCTTATCCATCTTTGCTTTGTTCGCATCATTTACTTTAGTGTAAATTTGCTTAATAGCAGATGCAGTAAACATGTCAACCAAAACACCGTCGACTTTCATCGCTTGTTTCCTGTCAACAATTTGCATCATTGCATCAATAGTTTTAGATGCTTCATCAAGACGATAAGATTCACATTGGTATTCTGTACCTGCAAACATAAAGGATTTTTCACCTCTTTCTTTTGCCTGTTTAGCAGCGAGGATGAAACCACGCTTACCTTCCTCAACCTCTGCTTCATTCGCAGTTGAAGTTGCGGTGTTATTCTTATTACGTTTTGCGGTACGAAGTCTTTTCTTCGCCTCCTGTTCACGTTTCCGTGCAATGTTCATACGTTCACGATCAGCAGCTTTCTTCTCTGCTTTTCTCGCACGTTGATCTGCGGCATCTGCACGACCTGCAGTAGACAGTCTCTTCTTGACTTTAATACCACCTCTTACAGCACCTACTGCACCTTTACCTGCACCTCTGGCAACTGCACCAACACCTTTGGCGATACCTCTAACGGCACGTCCAATGAGTTCGTCTAGTTGTTCTTCGGTGAGATTGTCGATATCAGTATCTCCAATCCATTCCATTACTGCATCGATATCCGCTTCAGAGATGGTAGTCTCTTCACGCATACTGACATTAAACATCTTTGATGCTTTAGGAACACCAACTTGTTTTGCAACAATGTCGATAATCTTATCACGTACTTCTGTGTCTTGATCATTCGTAAACTTAACAAGTTTCTTTTCATCACCCTTGCGCATCATTGCAGCGGCTTTGTTGAAATCTTTCTTGTCGATACCACCAGATTTACGTGCGTAAGACTCCATGTCTCTTGCGGCGTTATCCATGCCTTCTTCAAGTGAAACTGACTCGCCCATCGCCTTGCGTCTAATCATTCCGTGGAATGCATCATCTGCGGCAACTTGAGAACCTTTAAAGTCTAACTTAAAACGTTTTTCTTCAGGTGAACCAATTGCTTTCTTGTACAGTTTATCGAACTTCTTTTTCTCAGCGGCAGTCATGTCACGATCAAATTTGTCTTTCTTTTCAGTAACAGCTACCGCTTCAAGCTTTTTTGCAGAGTTTTCCTTTGCCATTGCTTTACCAATCGCTTTACGGCGTTTGTGCAAATACTCATCAGAACTGTCTGTATCGCCATCGTTGTCGATATCTTTATCTTTACGATCTTTGAATTTCTTTTTCGCTGCTTTCGGATCTGCTTTATCCAGACCTTCACCATCATCGGACTTATTGTTCGATGCATCTTCGGCAGTGATCTTTCTCTCTTCTAGTGTCTGTCGAACGAGATCACCGAAAAGACTATCGATTTTATCTTTGAAGTCCATTTTGTTTTCCTTAAGGGTTTGTGTTAGTTCTTCTTATTCTATTTATTTAGTTGTCTACCTTGGCACTGGCTCTCCATTGCCAACAAGACCAGTATCTCGCCTTCCACTTTGGGCCAGGGTCTGCGCAGTTATGACGTGCACGAAATGACTTTCTTCGTGCAGGATCGTCACGTTTGATCTCCATGTTAGGGTCCCCAAAAGAAACTTTAACAACATTTCCCTTTTCGTTCTTCACATAAACGTAGAACTTTTTAGATCCACCACGTACAGGATCGTTCAAGGATACTTCCTTGCCTTGATACTCTGAAGCCTCTACAACGAGATCGTCGTAGATATTACAGTCTTCACAAACGTCATCTATATCATTGAACTCGTTAAATCGTTTCATAGTACTACTACACCTTCTTTGATCAGACGTTCTCTATTTTTCATATGTCCTGCCTGTGTTTCTTCTTTAGAACCACCAAAGTATGGTACACAATGTCCTGCTTCGATCATCATGTCAGTCATTCTGACATCATCGATTAGGAAGTCACCTAAGATACGTCCGAATTTACCTTTTTTGTCCTCACCATCTCTGGCGATTTCAGTCTTAAGGATCTGATGACTACCAACAGGCATAAGACCTTTGACCCATGCTTTTGCAGCGAGACCAAATTTCTTCTCTACCTTATCACGTGTGCGTGACTCAGGTGTGTCGATACCCATAATACGGACACGTTCTTTACGCAACCATACACCAAATCCTAGATCGATGTCAACATCTACTGTGTCACCATCAACGATGCGAAGCATTTTTACTCTATATTCATACATTATTCAGACTTCCATATTGTCCATGCGCCGTATGCGATTGCAATACCTGCAGCTATTTTTGCCAATGGTGCAAGGAATAATACCATCATTCCCAAACCAACAAGAAACGCACCATCCCATGAGGTACGTTCTTTAAGTCTTCCTGTGATCCATTTCATTTGGATTTCTCCTATTTTTTCTTTTTAAATCGAATATTCTTTGCGAACTTTTCGCCTGGTGTCATCGATGCGAACTTTTCAGTAGTTTCAGGAGTACCATATTCAGGGACACTCTCAGTCATACCACGTGCATCCTTCTGTGACTTGATCCATTTCTTCGCCATTGGTGACTTCGCAGGTATGTTAACCCACTTAGTAATGTCTTTATATGCACCAAGAGCACCATGTTCCCAATTCGAGTTATCTGAGTTATCGACAACAATCAACATGTTACCAAACAATCTTTGGAACTTACCAATATTGTCTTGTACTTCTTTCCACATTTTCGTAACTACTTTCGCACCCAATGTTCTTGGACGATCTTGATCACGTCTGATTGCAGTTTCTAAGTTAGTATTAACAAAGATCATGGCAACATCGTAACCAATTTTCTTCATGTCAATAACTTGTCCTGAAATCTTATCGTAGTCTTTACCAGTACCATCAATCACCAAACCAAGACGACCAGCTAATGCCAACTCTTGTTGTTTCTTAGTCATTGCTTTTGCTTTTGCACGTGCCGCTTGACCTTTTGGTGTGAAGATATCGTCAGGTGTCGCTTTCAGTCCAACTTTCTTCAACTGCTTTTCGAATGCAGGGTCTGAGTTAATTAGTTTCAAACCAAGTGCAGGTAATCCAGTTTTACCTACTAAGAATGACTTACCACTGCCTGGTCCACCTGCAAGGAACACCACTTTGAAGATACTTGGATCGTTTACACCTTCTTCAAGGTTTACGTCCTCACTGACTTTTTTTTTACCTGCGTCCATTACTTTTTTACCAAGTGGTGTCAAGTTACCTTTCTTGTCGTACATTTGGTCAATCAGTTTGAGTTCAGATTTAGTCAACTCTTCAAGTTCTTCTTTCTTTTCCCAAGGTGCTTTCTTCAAAGATACTTTTGCTTTACCTTTTTTAGATGATGCGGATGCCTTTGCAAGTTTCTTTGCAAGAGATGCTTTTTTGTTCTCTTCCAAGTCTTCGTTCTGTCTTCTTAGAACTGCGGCAACTTGTGGGTGACTAGACAAACCTTTTTTGATTTTGTCAATTACCTTCACGGCACCAGTCATGTTACCACCTGCATAACGTTTGTCAGATGCAATACCGATTGCCATTTTGATATCTTTTTTAGAAATACCTTCGTCTACAGTCTTTTCGTTCTTCTTGCGTTTCTTCATAACGTTTTGCGCAACAGAACCTGCAACACCACCTGCAATCTTTGCAACAGTGCCACCACCAACTGCATGTGCAATACCTGCACCAGCTAATGCACCCAAGACACCTTCTTTGCGTAAACGTGGTTCACGACGATTGTCACTTGGGTCTTCCACACGTAGATTTTTAGGATCGTTGTTCAGTGGGTTGTTGTCTTTATGTCCAACATCCTTACCTTTAACATCAGTCGTTTTAGCCACAATTCTACGTGCACTGTTTCTTGATGAACGGTTAGCAATCTGTTCTGGTTTACTATGGTAGTTTTCATACTCTTTAGCGTAGTTGCGTTCATCAAGTTCTACTTCTTCTCTGAAGATGCCTTTACGCTTCGCATCACCGATGGCCTTTGCCATCTGGTCTTTTGACATGCGCTTATACTTTGGCATAGACATCAAGTAATCAATTGCATTGTGGTCTTTCTTACCACCTTGCGACATATACTTTTCATAGTCTTTGATGAGGTTTTTGTTTTCGTCAAGTTCGACAGATTCTCTCTGGTTTGATCTGAATTTATATTTCTTGAATAGAATGTCCAGAACGTCATCAATAAATTCTCTATCAGTAGCAAGACTTTTTTGCTTTGGTGATTTGTTCAAAATACCTTTAATCACTGCAATTTGGTCATAACTGTCTGTATTTTTCTTATTACCTAATTTCTTAGCAACCATTTTTGCAACATCATCATCTGACATTAACTTTGCTTCGTCAAGGTTTTCTTTCATCATTCTCTTCGCAAGTGCAATTGCCTTGCCAGGACCTTTTGCTTTGTTACCAGTCTCTTTTGATGACGAGAACATATCCCAGACTTTACCACGTTCAGTGTCATTTTTAGCCTGTTTCATGAATTTGTTTAGAATATCTGCACCCGCTTTGGATAATCTGTATTCAAGTTTATCATCGTAGCGTAGATTACCACCAACCATATAGTCTTGGTCACCTTTGTACTGCCATTTTCCTCTACCTGCAACCTCATCAAGAGACTCACCCATCATGTTAGAGATTTTATTGTCCAAGTCACCGAATGCTTTCATTGTGTCTCTCTCAGATACACCAGCTTTTTCTAGATCGTTTTTCAACATCTCCATTGCTGCCATGCGGTTCTTCTCTTGTACACGGTCATTCTTACCTTTACTTGTTTTAGTAAAGAATTTAAGTGCTGAATCTAATGCTTTCTTCATCTTCGCATTCTCTACGAGATCTTGATGAACAGTTTCTTCAAACATAGCGTCAAATGATTCGTCTGTTTTCTTCTTACTTGACATAGCATCTCTCGCTTTGTTTACTGCATGACCTGCAACTTTACCTGCAACATATCCTGCGGCAGCACCTGCGGCGGCTTTACCTACCTTTTTAACTGCTGCTTTCGCAACTTTCTTCATTACTTTCTTTGCGATAAATGCACCTGCCGCACCACCTGCGACCTTTGCAAGACCACCAATAACTGGTGCGATCTCATCTACCTGTTTGTCATCACGTAGAGAGGCAAGAGAACGTTGAGTGGATGTCATTGTGCGAACTGGTTTCTTACGACCTGTCTTAGTACGACCCATTGCTTTGTTATGTTCTGCATCTTTTGCACGTTGAATTGCAACAGAGTCACCAGTCATCTTTGGTGCGCCTTTACGTCTAGGTCTTGGTGCTTCATCCATTTGTACGTCTTCCTTATACATGTTTAACTCGTATTTTTTGTTGTCCATGTTATAAACTTGGATCTGTACTGCCTTTTTACCAGACTTATCTGTTAGACGGTATGAGTTTGTTTTACCTTTAGAGGGTTTGCGTGGACCTGTTGCAACTTTGTCATCAATCTCACTAGGATCGATTTCAATTTTCAACTTATCTTTCGCATGTTTGTATGCGTGTTGCATTGCAGTCGAGAAATCTTTGTGATACAATTCGTATCCAGTAGATGATTTACCTTCATTCATTTCTTCATTCCTTACTTTCTTTGCAAGATCTGCATCTGCTTTGCCCCATGTCCCAGATGATTTTGTGGTGAACGAGTTAACTCGTGCAAGTCCCCACTGTGTTGCAGTAGTGCCTGGACGGTGTCCAGTTCTCCATGCGGCAACACCACGATCAAATACTTTCTTAAGAACACCAAGAGGCATTCCAGACTTCTCTGCTTTCTTTTTCAATGCTTCACCTGAATCTTCTTCAATTGCATCTACTGTAGATTCCATTAAGTCATAAATGTCGAACGTCAAGTCGTCAAGACTCTCTTTAAGAGGTTTCTCGTCATCACTCAACTCTGGTTTCTTCTTAAACATTTTGAAACGACCATCAAACTTAACACCTTGATTACCAGCTTTCAACAACATGTGTGGTCTCTTACGTGCTACCATGTCTGCACGAGATGCCTCATCCATAGTTGAGAACTCTTCGTACTTGATTACCTTAGAAGGTGTTTTGAAATCTTTTTTTCTCATGATTGTTTTATTAACGAGTTCAATCTCGTCACCCTTAGTTTTAATTACAACTGGTAAGTTTAGATCAGACGAAAGATCTTTAAGGACTGCTTCGATCCCTTTGTTGTCTTTAACATCTTTAGCTTTATTCTTTTGGATTTTCTTGAACAACTTCTGAAGTTCTGCAACCTTGATATCAGGGGAGTTTCTTTTGTCATTCATTCTATCAACGAAGTGTTTAGTAAACTCCACGTCGATTTTGAATTTGCCAAGAATACGATCTGCAAATTTCTCTAGATCATTAATCTGTTTTTGCGATACATCTTCGTTTACACAGTTAGGAACCATCTTGTTCCCTTTTTTCTTCATACCAACCTGTTTGTACCCATTCCAACAAGGATCTTCCTCTTGTACCATCTTCACCAGTTCTCTACCGTTCACACCTGCATACGTACGTGCGACCTGTGCGGCATAGTAACCAATGTCATGTTTTGGGTTTTTCTTTTTACGATCCCAGACTTTCTGTAAAGTCATTGCGGCATGTTTCATGTTGCCTTTAAGGTCTTCTTTCTTTAAAGACTTACCTTCTTTATCGTATCCAGGCTTTCCTGCTTTCTCTTTCTTAGAGATTGCAATCGCTGCTTGTTGCGCAGGGTTTGCACCACCTTCGCCGTACATCTGTTTGAATTTCTTTGTATGTGAGGATGGTTTTGTTTTTGTGTCTTTGTCACCAGGCGCAGGTTTATATGCTTTGGGATCATCGTCAGACATCTTTGCTTGTCGTGCAAACTGCTTTGCACGTTTCTCTTTATCGTCTTTATCAACACCAGAATAATACTTTGATGGCTGAGTGCCAGGCAACTCATCCACGTCTCTATCCTGTGAGACTTTCATTTTTTCGTTGACGAATTTAGTAAAGCGCATATTAGTACCTATTGATCAGCGGGTCTTTTGTTATTTCTTGATTTAATACGATCTGTCTCACGCTTCTTGATAGTTGGAATAAGACGTTTAGAAATTGCCTTAACACGTGATGGAGAGATCTTTGCGAGACGTTTATCAATTGCCTGTCTTTGACCATAGGACATAGTTTTGTAGTCCATACCCTTAGTCAACTTCTTTTTGAGAAGGTTTCTTGCACCCTTATGCGCACGTTTTTTCAACGTATCTAAAGTTGCACGTTTTCTTGCAGATCTTTCACGACCTTTTTTAATCTTGTGTTTAATTCGTTTAAACATACGAGAACGTGCCACTCTTTGTTGTCGTGTCAACGCTTCTTCTAATTCTTCTTTAAGGTTCTTCTGAACCAACTGCATCATCTTTTTCTTATCTGCGTCTGATAACTTAGATGCAGCGGCACTTTTGAAACCGAATTGTTTCTTACCCTTCTCATCTGTATAGTCGTCAAACTGTCCCTTTTGGGCAATACCTCTTAGTTTTGTACCTGACATTCCTTCAACACCTTCTGCATCAGGATCACGCTCACCTGCAGATACAACTTTGATCTCTGCAAAGTTATATTCTTTACCGTTGTATTTGTCTAGGATTGTTTTGAACTCTTGTACACGATCAGAACCAACGACCATGACGATCTTCTTGTATCCTGCTGATTCGAGTTCTGCAGCGATTTGGAAAACCTGTTTCGCTTTAGAGTTGATCATGACAGAACCGAATGCCTTTCTGGCAAACCGATACTTGTCTTTATAATTGAGTGGATCTTTTTTGTTGTTCTGAGTATGAGAAAGATAGACACGTGCTTCTGCCTTTTCTTTCTTCGCAACTTCTTTTACTTTGTTCACAAGTTTTTCGTGACCAATAGTAACAGGGTTCATGCGACCAAAAGAGAACACAACAGTATCGCTCTTAGCTTCTTTGAGAGTCGGTTCCAACTCAACAAAAGTGGAAGGATCAAACTCTTTGAATTTGACAAGATCCCGCTTCTTTTTGTTTTTATCTTTTTCTACTTCGGTCAGATCAGCCATAATTGTACTCTAATTTATTTGAATATATGTTTATTTATAATTCAAGTGTAATTCTGTTGAAAGGAATCAATAAATTCATAGTTTCTATATGCAGATCCACCCCAAATAGTTGATTGTCTTAACCAACCAATAGCAGGAGTGGGGGATGCAATACACAAAGGAACACTAGTGCGTCTCTGGTTAAGGATAAAGTAAGCGTTATCTACACACCCTAATCTACCCCCATTTTCAATCTCATCTACCAGTGTACGTGCAGTCGCTTTCGTCATTGCATATGCGTGTGCGCCTTCATGTCCATCGATATCTATGAACTCTGTTGGAGGTCCTGCTCTTTCGTGATCGTATCTAGAAGGATCTGGTAATTTATATCCTAACACTACAATCTTACCCTCTGGTATATCTATAGGTATGTCTGTCAACATGAGTGCATCGTGTTCTAGTACGATACCCACATCCTCTTCACCTTCTGCAATCAGTTTCCAAATAGCGGCGTGTCCAACTGTACAACATTCAGCTTTCTCTGCAGCATTCAAATTCTCATTTGGTTCATATGGATAGTCTGCAGGTGGTAGAGTAATAGGTCTACCCTCATTGATAGTCAGATTAATATCAGATTTTGCCCACGCAAGTACGCCAGGGATATCACACCAACCATCAAATGTTTCCCATTTAATACCAACCCAATGACAAGAGTCCATTGCGGCTTGTGCATATTCTTCTGATATCTCTTTATTAATTCGGAGTATGTAAGCGAGTTGTGTCTGCATGATGTTTCTTCTTTATTACTGTATATAAATTAAAGTCATTGACAAAGTAATCTCTCATAGATGTAATAGATTCATAATCAAAACGAATTTCTTTACTTGCATCTATTCTATCTACTCTGTAATTCGACTTGTGATTCGGAAGTTTATGGTTTATTGGTATGTTTAACTCATTCATAAACGATGTAAGATGTTCTGTCAAGTTCTCATATAACCAATATTCACCATTATTTTTTCCTTCAAATTTCAAAAAGTCAGACTGTAGGAGTTTAGAGTTATCCTCTCCTGTCGCCTTATCTGCGTCAAACCAACCTAGTGGAGCCATATACTTATACTCTTTAAGACTATATGGTTTAGATTTTAGGTCTTTATCCCAACGTTTAAAGAAGTAATAGAAACTTCTTTGACGTTCTATGGGATCTCTCAATACGGCAAAGCAACGATAGTCCTTTACTTGTTCTGGAGTAACTAAGTTGTATTCGACGAGTTGATTTAGATTTAAGTGAAGATGTTTGAACGGATGGTAGTCGTCATGCTTTCCTCTAATCTCTTCAAGTTTTTGATCAGAGAGAGTACCTGCAATTTTACTATCCTCGACTTCAGTATAGATAGCGTCTGGATCGTCTACGTTTTTAATAAAGAATTCCGAAAGACTGGTTGATGCAGTCTTCGGAACTCTAAGAAAGATAAATTTGTATTTGGGTGATATAAACATTCAATGTAATCCTAAACTCCACATCCATATTGGTATGACTATGAGGTGTAATACTAACACCGTCACAACCATTACCTTTACGGTTAACATATTTCCCCTGTCACCATGCATTAAGTTGCAGATGCGTATTGATTAGTCCAAGGCATTCCTGTGGAACCCCAGTGATGTTCTGCGTAAATCTTATCTGGACCATCATAACGTTTCGCTTCACGAACGTAGAACGTAGGGGTGAAGAAATGTGATGGGAAGATTTTCAAGTGATACATGTTGTCATGGATCAAACCACTAAGGAATTGGTTTCCTGTAGATCTGAATGGTTCTGGTGAAAGTTGGTCTGCACGAACTTGGTGTAATGTTTCTACCAATAGACGAACAAACATGTTGCCAGGATTACATGCGAGAATAGGTTGTACGTTACTCGCACGATATAATTCGTTTTCATAACATGTATATGCTTTATGAGGATCGTTAACCCAGAGTTCATCAGTATTTTCTAGACACTCCATGTCTGCTTCTGGGAAGAAACCACCACCTTCTAAAAGAAGTTCGTATCGAATGAGGTCAGAAACACCTTGATACTTCTTTGCGTTATAGTAGGCTTCGATCAAGTGTTGGTTCATCCACTTACGATCATGTAACATCTGGTCTGTGAATATTTCATATGACCACTCTGGATGTTTCTCTTTCCAAGTATTCATCCACTGAAGGGGTGGGGCTTTTGGCCCAATCCAAATTTGTGTTATTTTCTTTTCGATATTCATAACAGTTGCTCTCTTTTTAATAGTATCATGTCCCTTGAGGGATATTTGCCTGCTTGTTCACCTGAGTCATCAAATCTATATAGAACGTCTTGGGGAAAGTTAAACGGTTCCCTAAACACGTCTATCAATCTAAACTC